TCACCCCGCGAACTCCAGCCCGAGCAGGCCGAGCAGCAGGCGCATGGGCGCCGAGATGTCCACCTCGGGCAGGGGCAGGCCGAAGGCCACCGCGAAGGGGCGGATCACCACTCCGTAGATCACCGCGAAGGCCATGGCGTACATGACGATGGCGCGCGGCGTCCAGTAGTTGCGCGCCCGCTCGCCCTCGGCCGTCACGTCGGTCTGCTTGGCGGCGCGTTCGTGGGCTTGGTCGGCGGCCTTATTGCGGTCGGGGATCAGGCGGTCGGCCACCACCTTGCCGATGCCCAGCAGGCTGTCGATGATCGGGATACCCATGTCATCACCCCTTTCGGATCATGTCGGCGACCCGCGTGCTGCGGGCGCCCGGCCGGCCGTCCTCGATGCCGTCGGTCTGGTCGGCCCATTTGCTGGCCAGGGATTCGGCGGCCGCCGCGGCGTAGTCGCCGGCCTGCAGGGCGGCGAGCATCCGCCGAAAGCCCAGCAGCCTGGGCACCCCCATCATGGCCATGTTGATCAACGCCCGCTGCCGCGCGTCGGAGAGATTGCGCCACCAGGGGATGGCGCGGTCCAGCTCGGCCGAGAGGCCGGCGATATCCTCGTCCAGCATCTGCAGGGCCGTGGCCTCCGAGATGCCCCGGTCCTCGATGTTGCGGCCGATGCCGATGGTCAGCTTGCCGGCGGTGCAGCGATAGGGCTTGAGCCGCAGGCCTTCGTCGCGGACCAGCTCGGCCCGCAAGGTGGTGATGCTCATGCCGTCGTCTCCTTTTTCGGGGTGGTCTTTCGCCGGGGCCGCCGGGCGGCGGGGCACGGCACCCGGGCGGACAGGTCTTCCAACTGGCGATCCCGCTCCTCGAGCGCTTCGTCCACCCGGCGCATCTCGGCGGCGTGGACGGCGAGGGGCAGGTAGGTCTGGCTGATGTGGCTGCCCAGGCTTTCGATCCTGTCGTGGGTGCGGGCCGTGCGGCGCTCGCCCAGCTCGGCGGCCCGCTGGAACTCGCGCTTGATCGCGCCGTGCACCGCCCACAGGCCGGTGCAGATGACGCCGACCGCCCCGATCAGGGAGGCCAGCGCCGACCAGGTGATGGGGCCATCCATCACGGCGCCACCAACTGCGCCCGCAGCGTGTCGGCCTGCGCCTTGAGGGCGGCCAGATACGTCACGTCGTCAGGGTCGGGGGTCTGGCCCGCCGCCTGGGTGTCGAGGATGGCGCGCAGGGGACGCACGCTTTTCGCGTCGATCTCGGCCAGTTGGGCGAGGATGGCGGCAAGAGCCTCGGCGGCGGCAATCTCGGTTGCCCGCTGGGCGGCGGCGACGGCCAGGGCGTCGAATTCCGCGTCTTCCTCGGGGGTGGCGGGGCGGCTGACGCCGTTCTCGATGATTGTGCGGGTCATGACTTAGCTCCTCTTGCGGCGGAACAGGGTCGCCATGATGCCGGTGATAGTATTGCCGTTGCGGTTGATGATGCGCAGGCAGTCATTGGCCTCCGCCGTGTTGTAGTAACCAGCCGCGCTCGCTGGGGATGACCTTTGACAACCCTGTCCACAGACACCAGTTTTTACAGATGCATTTGCGGGATCAGTAACAACTGCCACTGCGGTATTCCCGCCGCCGCCAGCATCCCACATCGAGCCGAATTCAATACAATCAGTAACCGATGCGGCAGTGCCAGAATAGTCTAGGTGGCTCTCAATGTACCCTGATGTTCTATATGTGCCCCCAACTCCAACTTGTAACATCAAGCCTGAATTCGCAAGTACCCCGCCGGAGGTCACGAGATTAACCCATGACAGAATATAATCATAACCGGAGGCCAGCCCGGTAAATGTAATCGACGCCACGGCACTCGGTACTGTACTCGACACGTATTCGTATCCGCCTCCGGCTGCGGCCCATGCGCCGTCTCCGCGCAGGAAGGTGCCGCTATCGGCGGTGCCGCTGCCGAGACGGGCGGTGGGCACCGTCCCGCTGGCAAGGTTCGTCGCATTCAGGTTGGTGATCTGGGAACCGTTGGCGGCGGGGTATCCCGTGGCATCCATCGCCGGGACGTTGCCGTTGGCGGTGCCCGTATCGGCGCCCGCCGCAGAGCCCAGGCTGGGCCTGCCCGACAGATCGGCATAGGCGCCGCTGGCGGCCACGGCGGCCAGGCCCAGATTTCCCCGTGCCGCCGCCGGGCTGGCGAGGTCGGAGAGGTTGTTGGCTGCCACCAGATAGCCAGAGCCCGAGGCATCGGCCACCACGTCGCGCATGTCGTCGAGACCCTGCTTGGCCTCGGCATTGGTGCGGGCGGGATCGGTGAAATAACCGGAAGCGGGAAGCGCCATGTCAATGCCCCTTGAGATTATGGATGTCGATGGTGGCGGCCACGGAATCGCCGCTGGAATTGACCGCCCGCAGAAGCGGGCCGAGAATCGGGTCCTTATCGACGACCAGTACCGCCACGGCACCGCTGCCGCCGTCCTGGACGGTGATCTCGCCGACGTAATCGATCTCCCGATAGCTCCGGGTGATCGGGACCCGGCTGCCCCCGGCCGAGATCGCCAGGTCGTCGAAACTCTCGGTGATGTCGGGAACATCCAGGGTCAAGGTGGCCGCCGAAATGATGCCGCAGCGGGAACCGGCATCGACCGAGACGCGGAACAGATAGCGCTGCCGGGTGGCGCCCACCTGACCCGGCCACGACGTCCAAGGGGCCTGGGCGGTGCCCAGGAACGAATCGGCGGCGAGCGGCAGGAACAACTCGTCTCCGGCGGGGAGAAATAGCGAATCGTCGAGCGGTCGGTATTCGATCTGCCAGCCATCCCCGGCAATGGCCGAGACGATGGTCAAGGACCCCGGAGTGTCGAGAGACGCCGGGAGGTAGGAGAACTCGTAGGTCAGCGCCACGTAGCTGACCGGCAGGAAGGCATCTCCCGCCACCGGCAGGAACAGCGCCGCGCCGTTGGGCAGGAACAGGTCACCGGCATCATCGGCGAGGATGTCACCGCCCGAGACTGCTCCACCGGTGATCGTCCCGGGCCAGGCCAAGGCCTTGTAATCCACTGTCCGCAGGATGTTGGCGACCGACGGCTCCCCCAAACCGATGGTCATCGCCACCATGTCGGCGGACTGGTTGCCGCTGGTATCGACAGCGCGCACCATCACGGTACGGGTGCCGGTCAGGGCGGAAATATCGACGCTGCGGGCGGTGGTGATCGCGCCGTCGGCCGGGAACCCGGCGCCGGCGGCCCAATTGCGCGACGTGCCGGCGATCTGGCGAACGAGGAATCCCGCCATGTCGGCGGGCGGGGTCGCCGTGTAGGACCAGCGGGCGAAGGTGCCGTCCCGCCACATGGAGGCGGGAGACGGAGGCGGTTCGGTCTTGCCCACCACCACCAGATCGGCGCTTTCCACCCAATCGGAGCGCGCCCCGATCACCGTGACGGCCCGCAGGCGCAGACGGTAGGAGACGCCGTCCACCACCGGCGCCAGATAGGCCACCTCGATTCCGGGCAGCACCGGGTAACAGTCGCGCCACTCGGCGGAAGCGGTCTCCCGGACCTGCACATCCAGATGGTCGAGGCCGATCTGCGGAGGATCGCTCCAGGTGATCATCAGGCGCGAGACCACGGTGCCGTCGCCCATCAGCAGCAGTTCGTCGGTTCCCGCCGCCACGGCGAGGCCGGTGGGCGGAGAGACGTCCCAGGGCGGCGGCAGGCTGGTATCGGGGGCAGGGTCGAGGATGGTTTCCTCGCCGTCGGCCCAGTCATAGACCGTCGCCGCCGTCTCCTTGAGGATCAGCCTGACCCCCAGCAGCGGCACCCCCTCGTTGTCCTGCTGGATTTCGAAGGTCCAATCGACCACGTCGAACGGCTTGTCGATCCAGCCGAAGCGCGCGCGGGTCACCATGACCGTGCCCCCGGCCCGCAGGCGCAGCGCCTGGCGCAGGCTGCAGGACACCTCGAGGGTCTGGGCCTGACGCGCCCGCTCCAGCTTGATCTTGGCCAGACGCTGGAACATGGAGGGCGAGGTGGTGAAGGGCGCATCGGAATCCGACCACACCACCTCGCCGTAGCGCAGGCGATGGAGTCCGCCGCCCGCATCGGCCAGGGCGATGGAGAGTCCGGCGAAGGCGTCGTCTCGGCTGGCGGCCAGCTTGATCGTCCCGCCACCCTGGGGAATGGCGAAATAGGTGGTGTCGACCTCCAGGGGCGACGGCAGGATGCCGGTGGTCCACAGGCGCAGCGCGGTGCCCTCCACCACGCTGCTGGTGGCGGTCAGGGTATCGCCGCCGGCATCGGCCGTGACGATCTCGAAATCGCGGCCGTCCTCCACCTCGTAGGTGCCGTTGCGCACCGGCGGGCCGTCGGTGGCCTCCCAGGCATAATCGGGGCTGACATAGACGCCCTTGACGGCGTTGAAGCTCTCGCGCCGGCTGACCCGGCCGATCAGCTTGACCGGCCCGGTGAAATCGTCGTCGGTCAAGGTGATGGCGGGGGTGCGGTAATAGCCGGCCAGGATCGACCACATCCCGCCGGTATAGACCACATTGCCGGCGCACGACGTCAGCAGGCGGCCGATGATGTCCTTGGGCGCCTTGTCGCTGTCCACCGTGCCGTTGCAGGCATAGCGCCTTTCGCTCCCCACCCGGGCATAGAACCGCAGTTCGGCGCAATGGACGCCGCCACCCGAGCCGGTGGCGTCGATCTCCAGCGCATGCCAGGCATAGGCGGTGGTGGCGGTGACATCCTCGGCGGCCGGGGCCCAGGGCACCTGCTGGCTCTCCGCGTCGGTGACGGTCTCCTCGCAGAGGGTCACCCAGGACTCGCCATCCGCCGAGCCAAGCAGGCGCAGGGTGACATCGCCGGTCCAGCCCTGCGACCAGCCTCCCGACGCCGGGGGATAGGCCATGACGCGGCCCACGATGCGCGGCTCCTCCCAATGCTTGCCGATCCGGCCGATGGCGGCGGCGGAATGGGCCGAATGGCTCTGCGAGGTCGCGGAGGTCCCGTCGAAGGCCGCCGTCAGGCCGTCATTGCCGGTCATGTCGCCGAAGACGGCGCCCTCGCCCTGGGGGATCAGCTGGGTGCGGACACAGGCCACGCTCTCGTCGCAGACATTGGCCGAGGCGTTGATGTCGGCGGCCAGCAGGTCGTAAGCCATGATGCCCAGGCCGACATCGCCGGTGGTCAGGTAATCGCGCAGGCAGAGGACCGCATTGTCGCTCCAGGCGGTGTTACCGGTCCTGGGGTCATGGACCTTCTTGCCCCGCATCACGCAGGAAATCTGGGGGATGCCCGAGGGGAACATCTTGGAATCGTAGGTGAATTCCACGTAGACCTTGGCCCGGCCATACTGCCGGTGCTCCGAAGTCCACAACCCCGGGCAGGCCGCCTCCAGGGCCGCTTGCAATCCGGCATCGCCCACGATGGTGCCGTCGCCCGTCCAGTAGCGCGCGAACCCGGCCCAGCGCCCGATGGCGACATGGTCCGCGCCGAAGGCAACCAACTCGTCGGCCAGATACAGCTCGAGGAACGAGTCCACCTCATGGCAGGCCATGGTCAGCAGCACATGGGCCTTGTCGTTGCTGGCGCCGGTGGTGTGCAGGAAGGTGATGGGGCCGGAGACCTTGACCTCACCGTAAAGAGTCCGCCAGACGGTGATAGCCTGGCGCACCATCTGGGTGCGATCCTCGGCGGCATAGGAGAGCGACGGCATCTCGCCCAGCTTGGGCGTGTCGGTCATGGCCGACATCACCATGGACATCACGCCGGAAAAGGCCGCCGAGCCGATGCCGATGGCTACCGCCGACAGGGTGGTGGACAGGCCCAGCACCACCGCCCCGGTGGCGGCGGCCATGCCGCCGGCCGCCAGGCCCGAGGCGATGGCGCCGACTGCGACTGCGGGCATGTCAGACCTTCCAGGCGCGGGTGGCGGCGCTCATGGGCAAGAATCCCAGGCCGTGGGGACGGGTGACACTGACCAGATGGGCGCCGAGGCAGATGCCCATGGCCGGACCCTCGGGGGTATCGAACAGCACCACGTCGCCGCGCCCGGCCAGGGCCAGGGGGATTTCCGGTGCGCCGCATTCGGCGGCGATCCGGGCCACCGCCTCGGGCACGTCGCCGCCGGCGAAGCGCCGCAACGCCACATAGGCGCCACGCTCACAGCGGTAGCGGCCACGGAACCAGGCATAGACGTCGGTGCCGGTGATGGCCTGGACTACGCCGGAGGAAAACAGGCAGCAATGGCTTTGCCCCGGCCCATAGCCGAAGGGCACGGCCCGCGCCGCCGCGATGGCCGCGTCCAGGCGGACGGGCCAGTCTTGGAATCTGGTCAACATGGTCAGGCCCGCCCGAACTTGAATTCCTTGGATTGCAGCCCGGCGACGTAGTCGAACCCCTTGTCGCCGGGATAGTCGATATGCTGGTCCTCCGGCGTGTAGCGCCGCACCCGCGGCCGCTCCAGGTCGATCAGGCGGCTTTCCACGGTGACCGAGACGGTGCAGGTCTCGCCGCCGTCCTCGATGCTCGGCACATCGGTCAGGCCGGAAAACAGCAGGAGGGGATCGGCCAGCAGGTCGCCGTCGCCGGCCAGCAGGCCCAGCCAGACTCTGGCCGGCAGGCCCTGGCGGGTCTCGGCCAGGGCGGTGGCGATCATGTCGGTGGGAATCCCCGACAGCGACAGGGTGATGCCCCGGGCCGCCACCTCGGTGGTTTCGGCCATGGGCGAGATGCCGCCCAGCAGGCCGGACCCCAGGAATATCCGGGGAGACCCGTCGGCGTTGACGCCCCATTCGAGATCGCCATGGCCCGACCACAGCAGTACGTCGCCGGAGACGCAGGTCACCTGGGCCAGGAAAATGGGGTGGACGGTATCGGCGGCGGCGGCCGAGGCCATGCCGCCCGACATGCTGCGCTCGGTCATAGGACCTCCATCGCCTCGAAGGACATGCCGTAGGCCGAAACGTCGGAATCCCAGGGCATGGTGTTGGAGGACATGCGAAACACCCCGACCGTCTCGCGGGTCACCACCGCCGCGGCGTCGGAATAGGCCGCGCGCAGGCGCGGCCAGACGGCGCCGGTGATCCGGCCGTCGCCATCGGCGGCGCCGTCGAACAGCCATTTGTGCAGGCGGGCGGAAGCGCCGCTGCCCAATTGCAGGTAATCGCCGGCCGCCAGGGTGGCGCCCGGCGCCAGACCGGCCATGGACAGGTCCTGGGCGCGGGCGGCATGGGCACCGTCCAGCACGATGCCGGCGGCGGCGATACTGCCCTGGGGCGCGGCGCCGTCGGGATCGCCGAGCAGGAAGGTCCCCTCGCGGCCGTTGAGCGCCAGGCGCCAGGCGATCCACACCTCGGCCCTGGCCCGGTTCATGGGCGGCAGGGTTACCGCGATGGCCCAGGCCTGCCCCTGGTGGGGCTGGGCCTGCTGCGCGAAGGTGAAGGGGGATTCCGACACGGCGACGGCGGCGCGGGGCCTCCAGCCATGGGTCTTGAAACCGGTCACCCGGGGCAGGGCAAGGGGATAGGAGATGGTCATCAGCGGCCCCCCAGGGCACGAGCGACGGCGCCGCCGCGCTGGCGGGCGTCGGTGACGGCATTGATGGCGCGGCGCTCGACGGTGGCATTGAGCATGGTGATCCGCTGCTCCAGCCGGGCGAGGCCTTCGCGGTCGGCGCCACGGGCGTCGATGACGAAATGGTTGCTGACCACCGCCCCCGCCCGGTTGCTGGAGGCGGCGGTGATCTCGGGCAAGGCGGGGGGATTGATGGACGGCCAATCGCCTGCCGCCAGCCGGGCGGAAATGTCGGCGGGAAAGATCTGGGTGCCGCCGGGAATCTTCATCAGTTCCGGCCCCTTCTCGCCCACCAGCGCCCAGCCCGCCGGAGACGACGGGGTGCCGGAGGCGAAGGCCCCGGCGAAGGCCTCCATCATTCCGGGCGAGGCGGCGATGCCGGCATTGGCCGCCGCCAGTTGGGAGGCGCCGGAGCCGAACAGCAGATTGGCGAGGCCGCCCAGGGTGGGCAGCGCCCCGCCGCCAAGCCCCATCAGGTTCTTGAGGGGGTTGACGGCGGCCAGCTTGAAGAATTCCTGGTACAGTTCGGAGACCACCGCCTTGCCGATATTGCGCAAGCTTGCGAAGGCGTCGTTGCCCTCCATGGCCATCTGGGTGGCGGCGCTTCCGATGCGGGAAAAGGCCTGATCGCCGAAGGCGCCCAACTCCTGGACCATATTGCGATAGGCCTGGGTCTGGGTCTGGGCCTCGACCAGGGCGGCGGCATTGGCCCGGATGCGCTCCATCTCGGACTCGCTCAAGACGATGCCGGCACGCCGCGCCTCGTTGACCGCGTCCATCACCAGCTTGGTACGGGCGTAGGAATCCTCGCCATCGCCCAGGGCCGCCTGCAACTGGCGGGCGGCGACCACCTCGCCCTCCATCTTGTCGATGACCTTGTCGCGGGCCTCGGTCTGCTTCAGGGCCCGGTCCCAGGCATCGGCCTCCGACTGATTGAGGCGGTCCTGGGCGGCGCGCCGCGCCTCCTCGGCCGATTTCAGTTCGTGGGTGCGGCGCGCGGCATTGGCCAGGGCCATTTCCTGGGCCGACAGGCCGCCGGTCACCCTCCCCGAGGCATCCACCACCAAATCGCTGGTGTCCACCCCGGCCTGGACCAGGGCGGAATAAACCGCCACCTGGGCGGCGGTGCGTCCCAATGCGGCGGCCTGCTCGTCGAGCGCCAGGGTCGCCTTGTCCAGGCCCTCGGCGTATTTTTCCGCCTCGGAGGTCTGGGCGGCCAGGGCACCCTTGCCTTCAGGATTGGCGATTCCGGGGGCGGCGTCCTTGGCGAAAGGCTGGGCGGCCGCGCGAGTAGCCACCAGCGCCTGGAGGCGGGCCAGTTCGGCACGCTGGCGCTTCACGTCGGTTTCCGCCGAGGCGACGGCACCAGCCTTGCCCCGCGATCCGAACATCCAGGCGGAACGATTTCTGACCGCCTCCAGGGCGCGTTCAGCGTCGGCCACCCGGGTGATCTGGTCGGCGATCTCCTCTTCCATTGTCGAGCCGCCGGAACCACGGCGATAGGCGTCGAGGACAGCGGTAATGCCCGGTGCCAGCTTGGCCATAAAGGTCTGCGCCGCCTTGGCCGCCGCCTTCTCCATAGCGGCGATCTTGTCGGCGGCCTCGTCGGCAGTGGCGATCAGGCCATCGCTCAGGACAGCCTTCACATGTTCGGCATTGGCCGCCATGCGGTCGAGGCCCGAGGCGCCGTCCTTGAGCAGGGGAATCAGTTTCTGCGCCGACTTGCCGAAGATATCCTTCAGACGAGCGGCAGCCACCGCCTTGTCGCCGGTCTGGGCATAGGCCTCGGCGATATCCTTGAGCACCGCCTCGGTCGATCGGGTCTTGCCCGCCGCGTCCAGGATGCTGACGCCTAGGGCGTCAAAGGACGCGATGGCCTGATCATTGCCGTCGGCGGCCTCGCCGATCCTGGCGGTCAGCTTGGTCAGGAGGCCGTGCAGGTCCTCGGTCTTGACGCCGGCGGTGGCGGCGCCATATTCGAGTTCCTGCAGGGCGCGGGTGCCGATCCCGATCTGGTCGGCCAACTCGCCGATACCGCCCGCCGCATCCAGGGCCGACCGGCCAATGGAGATCAGGCCGCCGCCGGCCAAACCGGCCAGACCGCCCTTGATGAGTCCCAACGCTGACCCGACCCCCCCCAGGGCCTTTTCCGCCACGGAGGCATGCCGTCCGATCTCGGACGACATTTTCGCCAGTTCGGCGCGCAGCGCGGCCGTATCGGCGGCGATGTGGACCTTGACCTCGGGGGAAGCGGCCATGTCGAAAAGTTCCTTGCAAAGACGCGTCTACGATTCCACCGCCGCCCTGACCTGATCGGCCCAGGCCTGGAAGCGGTTTTCCTGCTCGTCCCGGGCCGCCTTGGGATCGTTGGCGCGGCGCCATCCGGAGATGGCGGCATAGGTCTCGTGGGGGGTGGAGGCCCAGAATACGTCTGGGCTCCACCCCAGCACGCCGGAGGCGATGCCGAGCAGGCGGCGCAGCGGCGGACCGTCCGCTACGACGCCTTGCCTTCCCCCGATTGGGTCGTCTCCTCGCCGCCGGTCACCGCGTTGGTGACGAAGGCCAGCACCGCCGGGTAGACGGCGTTGACGCCGGTCTCGAGAATTTGGGCCAGCGCCGCCTGGGGCGTCATCTTGGCGCCGGCGGCGGTGGCGCCGGCGGCGATGACCACCGACAGGTCGATGGATGAGATGTGGCGGGACGCCAGCTTGTGGGCCAGATTGTAGAGGCCCAGGCCGCAGGCCTGCTCGATGGCGGCGATGGAGTCCCAGGTGGGCCGCAGGGTGACGACGCCGCCCTTCAGCGGCACCTCCACCTCGCCGCGATGCGGATTTCCGCCCATCAGATCACCGCCTCGGCATAGACCGGACGGGCCGCCACAGACATGGTGAAGTCGTAGCCGTTGACGGAATTGTCATCGCCGCCGCCCGACTGGTTGGTGAGCGAGAACGGGCCGTAATAGCTGTCGCCCAGGGTATTGAGCACCAGACGGGCGTTGATGGTGTCGCCCGAATCCATGGCGTCGGACAGGGCGGTCCAGCCGCCATGGGCACCGTCGCCGGTGAACAGGATCTGGCCCGAGACCGAGACGGTCATCTTGGTGGTGCCGGGCAGCGACGAGCCCCAATTGCCCGAGGTCTTGTCCGAGGTGTCGATCTCGGAAGCCTGCTTCTGGTAGGTGGTGTTCTTCTGGCCGAGCAGGGCGGTGAAATGCTGGTAGGTGACGGTGACGGTGTCGCCCGCAATCTCGCTGGCCAGGGTGACGTCGGCGCGGGTGTCGGGATCGATGGGGTTGACCAGGGTCAGCGAGCCGGCGGCGGCGGTCTTGACCACCGCGACGAAATCACCGTTGTCGGTGAAGCCCGCGACGGTGACCAGATCGCCCTTGGCGATCGCGGTGAAATGGCTGCCGGAATCGGCGAGCGTGATGGTGGCGCCCGACACGGTGAGCGAGATGGTGGTGTAGGACGTCAGCACCGTTTCGGCGCCGCCGATATAGAGCAGGCAGTTTTTCGCGGTTTCCTTGGCCATTGCGGCGCTCTCCTAGTTGGCGACCATGTCGGGCGATCCCTCGATGGTCAGGACGGTGACGGTAAAGGTCAGGCGGATCAGGCCGATCTTGGGGTCGATGGCGCGGCCGTGCTCGTCCTCGGCCAGCAGGCCGATGCTGGTGCGGTCCAGCACCAGACCGACGGCCAGGCCGCCCAGGGACCAGTCGGCGAACAGGGCGGTCTCCACCTCCGAGGCGATGAGGTCCAGCTTGTCGTCCAGCTCGGCAGCCTGGGCGGCGTGGCCCTCGACCACCAGTTCGATGTCGCGCTGCTGGCCGCCCTGCTTGTCGGTGGTGCGGCAGGATTCCGAGGTGGTGTAGACGCACAGCGCCGGCATCTCGGCCGGCTTGATGCGGGCATCGCGCGAGGCGAAGACGCGCGACGACGTGGTGGCGAGGCCGGTCAGGGCGGTGACCACCGCCCCCCGGACCTGCTGGCGGACATGGGCCATGATCACCCCGCCCGGGATAGGGTGATGACCACGAATCCGGTACCATCGGGGGCGATGTCGGCGACGGTATAATCCACCGCCTCGATGGGACCGACGGCATCGCCGGGCTCCAGGTCGGCGACATCCTCGGCGGCGCACAGCAGGCGGACGGGCACCACTCCGCCCGCCGCCTGGCCATCGCCCAGGGACAAGGGCACGGCCTCGATCAGGCAGGCGATGGTCGCGCCCGCCACCGCCGCCCCATCGGGCAGCAGCGAGCGGCGGTCATCGACGGTTTCCCAGGACGGCGCCGGCATGGTTACGACGCCGGGGGAAGGTCGTCGGAGGGGGCGCCGCCACCATCCCCGGTGGGAGCGGTGGCGACGGGCGGAGCGGTGGCGGCGTCGAGATCGGCGCGCAGGCGGACGATTTCTTCGGACAAGGCGGCGTTTTCGGCGCGCAGGACCTGGACGGCGTCAGTGGCGCGCTGCAATTCCGCCGCCAGCTTCTTTCCGCCGGTAGCCTTGAGATCGATGGAAATGGCCTTGGGTTCCTCCTCCGCGCTCTCGACAAAGGCGCACAGGGCCTTGGCGGTGTCCTCGTCCAGAACGACGGATTCTCCAGCCTTGAACTGGACGACGGAAAGAACGCGATAGAGGTCCTTGCCCAGCGGGACAAGGGCGGCGCGGCGCGGCGATTCCTGCTGGGGGGTCAGGCCGACGACGGCGCCGGACGACAGGACCAGCGGCGATTTGGTGACGCGATAGGACTTCATGGGGCGACCTTTCAAACGCAAGCGGGCGCCACCGGGGGAAACCGGGGCGCCCGCTTGGAGGGCGGAGGACGGGTGATGAGGATCAGGTCATGGTGACCTTGACCGACTTCAACCATTCGCCATAGGCGGCGGCGCGCACGGTGTCCACCGACATCAGGCATTCGCCGTTCTTCACGCAATGCTCAGAATCCAGCCACAGTTGCTGGATACGGATGCCCTGGGAATCGTAGCCGCCCAGGGAGCCGTTGGTGGGCACCTTCTGCTGGCGGACGAAGGGCTTGCGCACGCCGCCCAGGGCGAACAGGGAAAAGCTGTCGGTCCAGGACGACAGGCGCGGCGTGGCCTGGAAGCGCAGGCGGAAACTGTCCTGCTCCACCAGGATGTTGGTGTCGTTGCCGTCGATGGAGGAGGCCCGCAGGGCGGCGTTGGCCTGCAGCATCAGGGTGGGAGGGGTCATCACCAGGAATTCGGTCAGACCCTCGTTGCAGTAGCGGCCCTGGTCGTCCTTGAAGGTGATCAGGCGCTGGACACCCTGCATGACGCAGTGGACGAACTCGGCCGCCGACGGCGCCGTGGCCGAGCCATGGTTGTTGACCGGCAGGGCCGAGATATCGACGCTGACCAGGTTGGACTGGGTGCCGCTGGCCCCGGACACATGGTCGCTGTCGTAGTAATACTGGCCGTCATAGCACACGGTGGCAGCGCCGTTGACGATCAGCGGCGCCAGCAGGTCGGCCCAGTGGGTGGAGGTGGAATCGGCCATTTCCGACACACGGGCCTGGACCTGGCCGGTCTTGTCGTTGAGGACATGGGATTCCGGCAGCTTGATGCCGGTCTGATAGGGCACGTTGCGGATGGTCCAGGCGAAGTCGTTCAGTTCGGCGAACTTCTTGGACCCACGGCTTTCGCCCATCATGGGCACCTGGCCCAGCCAGGGGTAATCCTCGGAATCCTGGTCGCTGTCGAAATAGGCGGACAGGTCGGACGTCCACGCCAGGGCGGTGGTCTGCTGCAGGCGCTCGTAGAACATGCCTCGCGCCGAGCGCTCGGTGATGAAAGCGGTCATTGGTCTGGTCTCCTTTCAGGCCGTTCAGCTGCCGAGCTGGCGGATGATGGCGTTCACCTTCGCCGCGAGATCGGCGAAGTTGTTGTTGATGGCGGCGGACACATCGCCGGAATTGGTGGCACCCACCGCCTGGATGGTGGCATCGGCGGAACCGCCGGAACTGTCGGTCAGTTCGGCGATGACGCCACGGGAGGCGGAAAACTCCACCACGCCCAAACCGGTGGAGACGAAGCGCCGCACATGGCCGACACGGGTGTTACTCCCCTGGGTCAGGGTGAAGGTGTTGTCGTCGGAGGCGAAGACGTCCTTGCCCACGTCGGTGATGGCCAGCCCGGAAATGGACAGTTCCACCAGCCCGGAGACCTTGGCCTTGACATGGACGTCCCCGGCGGCGCCGGCGGAATTATCCACCTTGCTCTCGGCGAAGCCGCGGAAGGGATCGCCGGCGACCAGCGGCCGGGCATAGCCCGAACCGTTGTCGCCGACGGCGGCGCCGCCATAGATGATGTCGGAGGCGATGACGGGATATTCCTCGAAATCGCCCACATGGTAGGTGCGGGCCGTATTGGCCGAAAGGGTCGTCATGGGTCAGGCCTCCTGATCAGCGGGCGACGACACGGTCAAGGCCCTCGGCCTTGGCCAGCGCCAGGAAACGGTTGAAGTCGCCGGAGAATTCGGCGCGCAGGGCGCTATCCTTGGCCCAAACCGCCTTTGCGCGGTCCTCCAGCGGGGCCGCCGGATCGACGGCGGGGGCATCGGCCACCGGCTTGGGATCTTCCGCCACGGCGACCTCGAGTTTCGGCTGGGCCTGGGCCTCGGCGGCCAGGGCGGCCAGCTGGCGCGGACCCTTGGCCTTTTCGGCGGCCAGGATCATCTGGGCGGCGGCACCGGGCTCGGTGCCGTCCTCGATGCAGCGGGCCACCAGGGAATCGTGACCGGGCAGGGCCTGGGCCTGGATGGCCAGGATGCGGCTCCGCTCGGCGGCGGCGCCCGCCGCCTTGATCTCGGCGAAAACGGCGGGATGGGTCTGGGAGAGGGTGGAGGCGGTGACGATGGGGGCGGGAGAGTCCTGCCGCGCCTCCGAGGTGCTGGTGTCGCTCATGATGGCTCCTTGCTGATGAGCGGTGACGGGGCGCCGCAGGGCGCCTTTGCCGGAGGACCCGGCAACGGGCTTGCCCGCCAGACTGGCGAGCGTGGATTCGAGGCTGCCCAGGCGGTCGGCCATGCCGGCGGCGACGGCATCGGCGCCGACCAGCAGGCCGCCCTGGCCGAAATCGGCCAGCACCGCCTCGGCCGAAACACCGCGATAGGCGGCGACGGCGGTGACGAATTCGGCGGACAGGCGGTCGACCAGGGATTGCATGGCGGCACGGCCCGCATCGGTGGCGGGGTCGGGGCGCTTGAGGGGCGACTGGGAGGACACGAATTCGTATTGACGCACGCCGGCCTTGGCATCGCGCTCGCGGGTGTCGGTCATGGCGGCCACCGTGCCGATGCTGCCCAGCATGGCGGTGGACGACACCACGATCTCGCCGGCCGAAGCGGCGATCCAGTAGGCGGCCGAGGCCCCCATGCCGCCCACATAGGCGGTCACCGGCTTCCTCGCGGCGGCGGCGCGGACCTGGGCGGCGAATTCGGCGATGCCGTTGGCCTCGCCGCCGGGGCTGTCGATCTCCAGCAGGATGGACTTGACCTCGGGATTGTCCAGCGCCGCCTGGAAATCGGTGGCGAGACGGGCCAGGGCGGTCCCCCCCGAGATATCGGTGAACATCCCGGCATAGCGCACGATGGGGCCGATCACCGGCACCACCGCCACCCCGTCGCGCAGCATCACCGCATGGCTGCCGACCATGCGGTCGGCACGCCGGGTCGCCAGGGATTCGGGCGAATCGGGGGGAATCATATGCTGCTTCCAGGCCGCCAGCGCGGCGGGGTCGACCTCGTGCCGGGCGATGATGTCGAGAATGGAGGTCAGCGCCGGGGCATGGATCGCCCACGGCACCGACAGGGCGGCGTCGAGAACACGGGTCATGGCGGGGATTCCTGGTCGCCGCCGTCGGGCGGCGCGGCGGGGTCGGGGGAAGACGAGGAGGCGGCAGGATCGGCGCCCGCCGCCGGAATGATGCCGGCGGCGCTCATCTGCCCCGCCTCGCGGCCCAGGGTGGCGACATTGCTCTCCCAGTCGCCATTGCCCAATTGGGCGGTGGCCCGCTCGCGGGTGTTGAGCCCGGAAGCGACCTGCTCGACCAGGGCCTTGGTCTCCTGCAGGGGGTTGAGCTGTCCCATGGGCGGCCCCACCCAATCGGCGCCGCAATAGGCGGCGCGCAGGCGCAGATCGTCAAAGAAGCCCGGCGCGGTCAGCAGGTCGCGGGCGATGCATTCGGCCAGCATGGCCTCGTATTGCGGCTGGTAGAATTCCTTGATCAGCCAGGAGCGGACCCGCACGAAGAACCGCCAGGCCTCCAGGATGGCGGCCCGCGCCGCCGAATAGCTGGCGGTGAAATGCAGGATCAGCACCTCGAAGGGGATTTCCAGGGCGGCGCCGACCTGACGCAGGCAGGCCATGACGAAGGGGTCGAAGGCGACGTTGGGACGATTGGGGTCGATGGTGGTGACCTTGTCGCCGGGCACGCCCTGCAGCACCGCGCCGGGGCCCAGCTGGTATTCGCCTGCCACGTCGGATTCGGCGCCCGCCACCGGGGCCATCCCCTGGCCCGACGCGGTCTCGACGAACACCGTGAACAGGCCGGAGACCACCGCCGCGGTCAGCTCCGCCTCGGTGTACTTGCCCAGTTGGTGCAAAGGCTCGATCACCGGGGCGAGGAATGGCTCGCCCCGGGACTGCTCCGCCCGCTCGGCGGCGAAGATGTGCCAGATCAGGCGCTCGCCGGACTCTCCCACCGCCAGCAGGCGCACCGGCGGGCGACGGTCGAAGCGCAGGTCGCCGGGATGGCTGGGCAGCACCCAATAGGCCTGGGCGGCACCGTCGCCATCGCGCTCGACGCCGCCGGCCACCCGGTTGCCGTTGCTCAGCAGGACGCCGTCCGGCCGGTTGTCGGGATTGCACAGGCGGGCCGAATCCACCAACTGGGCGCAGGTGCCCAGCAGGGCGGCGCGGCGCAGGCCTTCGCCCGGCTCGATGTAGCGCCGCACCACCAGGGTGTCGCCCGACAACAGCACCGAGATCAGCACCGAGGCGGCCATCTGGTCGGCATCGCGCTCCTGCGCCGAATCGAAGAACTTTGACTGGAAGTGCATGGCCTGCAAACGCTCGGCCGCCGCCTCCCAGGATTCGGCCTCCTGGTCGGACAGGCCGAGATAACGGCGGTCCACCTTGGCCTTGAAGGTCAAGCCGCCGCCGACCACCGCGGTGCGCACCCGCTTGACGGCGGCGCGGGCCAGGGGATGGTTGAGGTACATGGAATGGGACAGGCCGCGCAGGGTGGCCAGATCGGGCAGCAGGGCCGCATCGGCCGACAGGTCGCGCTTGTCGGCATTCTTCAGGGCGCGGCGGTCCTTGCGGGCACCGGTATAGCCGCCGCCCCACATGGCCGACAGCACGATTCCCTGGGCGCGGGAGCGCAGGCGGGCGGTGCCGCGCACCGGATCGACGAAATTGACCAGGCGGTCGATCAGGGTGGGACGCAATCCCCTCAGCGCGGCGGCGACCTTGGCATTGCTCATGCCGGCACCACATGGGTGACGCGGATGCCGTTGGCCAGCGCGGTGCCGCCGAGGCGAACACACCAGCCGTTCCAGTAGTCGATATTGCGGCGAATCTCGCCGGAATCGGCCCTGGTCAGGGTGCGGCCCCCGCCGGCCGGGGACTGGACGGTATAGGACTGGTTGGAGGCCACGGCGGCATCGGCCTCCAGCCACTGGGCCAGACGGGCTTCCGCATCGGCCAGGGTGATACCCGCCATCGATCAGATCCTTATGCCTTGGTGCAGCATCCGCCGGCCGCCGGGACGGCGGGCCGAGGAAAGAGAAGACACCGCCGCCCCGGGGAGGATGGTCGGGGCGGCGGCGGCGCGGCGCCGGGCGGTGGCCCAGAACGGCGGCTTGCTCCAGTCGGAGACCCGGTCGGTGCGCAGCCGCTGACGGGCGGCTTCGGCGTAGACCCAGAGGTCCCATGATTCGTTGGGGCCGGTCTTGACCCAGGCCCCCTTATCCTTGCGCTCGGCGGTCAGCTCGGCGAAGAAACCGTCCGGCACCGTGGCCGGAAAGCGCATCAGCGGGCGCGGCTGCTCGGAAGGCGCGTCCGGGTCGAGGCGCAGGCGGTTGTCGATCAGGTTTTTCAGCAGATGCTGGCCGATGGTATAGACCGCCACCCCGTCGGGACGGCGGCGGCCGTCGTCGTCGGTCTCCTGCTTCGGCGTGGCGGGCAGCATGGACCACGAGCGTTGGGCGGCGCCCTTGACCAGCATGATCCGCCAGGGCTCCAGCCGCTCCGGACCATGGATCAGGCGCCGCGCGAAGTTCCGGGCCTGGATATGGACGCCGGAATCCTCCTGTCCCGCCGCGCCGCCGGTGTCGAAGACGGTGCAGGCGATGGGCATTACCATGTCCGGGTCGGCGGCCAGGGGATAGGACGACCTCATCACCAGCGGGTACAACAAGTCCCAGTGGGCCCCCACGTTGGCGGGGTCGATCTGGGCGCCGTCGGCGGCCTGGGACAGGTCGTAGCGGTCGATCAGGCCGGACGCGCCGTGCTCGTCGAAGCCCACCACCTGGACGGCGAAGTGATGCTTCTGGCTGTCCACCGCCGCCACCAGGAAGCGCACCCAGGCGGGCACCGTGCGGTAGGCCCAATCCCGCTCCCGGCGGCCCTCCAGGACCCTGATCTCCAACGGCTGGGCGTTGTCGTTGACCGGGCGGTAGGGGAATCCCAGCTCGGTATTCCAGAAGGCCTGGAGCTTGGCCTCATCGCCGGTGCGCTCGAAATGACGCTGGGCGGTGACGTACAGCGCCGCCAGATTGCCCCACGACACGCCGCGCCCGACGAATCCGTTCCACCAGAACGACGAAATGGTCTGCGGCGGGCGGTCGCCGGTGATGACGCCGTCGGCCCCGATGCTCATGCCGCGCGGAATGTATTCCAGGCGTTCCAGCATCCAGGCCTTGTCGATTTCGGCGATCAACGCCCGGCAATGGGGGCAAACCAGTGAGGCGCCATGCTTGCGCAGATCCTCGGGGTCACGGCCCGGAGGGATATGCAGGTGGGCCATGGTCGGGTGACGGTCGGCGTCGAAGCCGGGGCTGAAATACGCCTTGCAATGGGGACAGGGCCAGAACGGGATGTTCTGGTCGCCCTCGTAGAAATGCCCGACGATGCCGGACTGCATGTCCCGCGACGGGCTGCTGACCATGATCAGCTTGCCGTTGCGGCCGAACTGCTTCTTGCGTTGGCGCCCCAGGGTGGCCGGGTCGCCCTCGCCGCCGATATCGTCCGGCATGCGGTCGCGCTCGTCAAAGATGACGATGGGCACCGGCCGCGAGGCCAGTTGCCCCTTGACCGCCCAGCCCAGGGTGATCATCGAGCCGTTGCGGAAGGTCTTGCTCAGCACCTTATCGCGGCGCAGTTCGTTCCGCACTTCGGGCGAGTGCTTCAGCAACTGGTTCTCGACGCGGCGCTCGGCATAATCCAGGGCCGAATCCTTGGTCGGCTGGATCACCAGGATATCGGCCGGAGCGATCTTGATCGCGTGGACGATGACGTTGTTCATGATCTCGGACTTACCCGTCTGCGACGGGGCGACGATGTACACCTCTTCCACCGCCCGGGACCGGCAGCGGTCCATGGGTTCCCTCAGATACGGCGCCTCGGCATTGCGCCACGGCCCCACATAGGCGCCGGGATTGTTCAGGCGGCGATAGCGCTCGGCCGCCTGGGATACCGTCATCCGCTGGGGAGGACGCAGGGCAACCGTGGCCGACCGCCGGATATCCGCCGCCCGCCGGAAGGGCGGCAACGGATCGTCGCGCAGAGGGGCGGCCGACATATCTCTTACTCGTCGTCCCGGTCTGATTTCAGCGAGGTCAGGCCGTCGATGGAATCGGCCAGGCTATTCAGCAGGTCGTCCACCATCTCGACGCAATCCTCCACCTGGTCGCCATCCAGGCCATAGCGGCGGCCGAGATCATCGGGCAGCGTCCGCAGCCGGTCACGCACCAGGGCCATGACCTGCGACAGGTCGTCGCGCACGTCATCGGCCCGCACCAGTTCGCGGCGCATCTGCGCCAGCTTGACCTTGTCCAACTCGGCGCGCAGGGCCTCGGCGCGGGCCTTGGCCGTCATCGACGCCGAACCGCCGCCATAGGGATCTGGCAAGGTATCCTGGCCCAGCAGGTCAAACTTCAGCTGGCTGTCGCGCTCGGCGGAGAAAACGGCGTCGTCTTCCTCCCGCTTCCTCTCACCCCGCAACCATTCCGCGGCGGCGTGAAGCTCGAACTCCCAGGCGACTCCGTTCCCCCCCCGCTTGACCACCGGACAGCCCCGATCCACCCAGCTTTTCAGGGTGGGCACGGAAATGCCGAAGAACTTCGCCGTCTCCTCCAGGTTCCTGATCTCGGCGGCATGCGAAGTCATGCGAGAGCCTAACGTGTTGAAACAACAACAAAAACAACAACAAGAAGGGTTTTGAAGTCGAGAAAACCGCCAAGCCCAGCGGTTCGAACTACCCGCTGGCTGGGGGTTTTCGGGAGGACCCAAAGGCCTGAATGAGGCCTATCCCCGGGGGATCGGTTTGGAGGAGGACGTCAGCCCCCGAACTTCGCGGCGATCCGCTGGACGGCGGCGGCGAACTCTTCGGGGAAGTAGGATTGCACGACCCGACCCTGCACCTCGGCGAAGGGCAGGCGCTTGCGGTAGGCCGGAGTCCTGACATCGAGGAACATGGGCTTGAGAGCCCAGCCATGGCCGAAGCGGAACCGTTGCCAGATACCTGCGCCCATCCCGTGGGGATTACCCCAGAAATAGCCGAGATCACGAACCTTCTTGGCGCCGCTGTTGTCCGACTTGGTGGTCTGAGCGCCGAGAGCCGAGAGGATGCGGGCATATTGCCCACGGGACGGATTGCCATACTGATCGAGAGGGGCGGCCTTGGTTGGCACGAGATGGTGCCCAACCCCCAGGAAGCCCGCATGCATCAACTTGCCCTCGAACTTTTTTGCCCCGCGCGGGCCGCCCTCCACCTGGGGCTTGATGTACTTGGCGGCGGGCGTCCCCTTGCCCGCGAAGTCGCGGAATTCGACGGTGGCGACCAGCGCGGTCTTGTTGGCACCGCTGACCCGCAGGCTGTTGAGGGTATAGCGGGTAGGTCGATCAAAGACCCGCTCCATCTCCTTGACGGTGGCGGCCATGCCGCGATAGGCGGTGGCGGTGAGCGCGGTGGCGGTGGCATACGGCACCTGCCGTTGCCCGATATCATCCATGGCGGCGCGAAAGGCGGACTCGTCCACCCTAACGGTGACCAGCGCAGCCATGTCACACCCCGGAAATGACAACGCCCGCTCGGGTGGTGTTCCCGGCGGGCGCAGTTGAAGTCTTCACAGTCAAGGTCAATAGCGCTTCGTAATGCTCCCCGTCAAACCCATTTTCCAAGGCTCCGACAAAGCGCATGGAAAAACAACGTCGTAACCCTCCATGAGAGCAGGCTTCGACAGGGCATCGGCCAGCGACACCAGGGCCGCCCGCCATGCGGAATACATCGCCCTGGCCTGTTCAAGCTCCGCAGCCCCCAGCCCGACCAGCACCGCGCCGTCGGCCAGTTCCAGCGCCACCCGCACCCGGTGTCCGACCACATTGCGGTTGTCGTCGTAGAGTTTGGCCGGGCCGCCCCGCCCATTGAGCACCTGAGCCATCACCACCTTGGCGCCGGGCATCCAGTCTGGACGGGTGGCGGTCTTGGCCGACGCGATGACCAGCCCGGCCTGGACCCGCGACAGCATGCGCACGTGCGCGTGGACGGTCCAGGCGTCGGGATGGACGTCATCCACCGCTGCGCAAGGGTCAACGGCCACGTCCCAGCGCATCAGCGCCACGCCCGGCCCGGCGACATGCCCCCGGGCCTCGTCCACCGCCTGATGCTTGTAGGCCCAGACCAGAAGGTCTTCGATATCGATCAGCGTCCGCGTCATCCTCACCCCCCGAAGCCGTGTTTACGCAGGATTTCGACCGGCACCAGGCATCCGGCCTGACCGGGCTTCGGCCCCCACGAATCCAGCCAGAATCCACTGTCCTTGAAGCGGGAAAGCCGCTGATCCCAAGGCACCCCGCCACAACCATCACCCCCTGCCGAGCCCCTGGATGCTTCCGCCCGCACGGCGGCGATCAGGTCCGGCATCAGCTTGCCGAGATAGGACCACGGGTCATTGACCTTGCGCGATGTCAGTACCGACCTCGCGGCGGCGATGATCTCGTCGGCGCCATACCCAGCCTCCAGCCATTCCCTGGCCTTGCCGAAATCATCGATGTACCCCCTGACCCGCTTCGGTCCCGGGTCAACCCCGGACATCGCCCACACCGCCTCGACCACGGTTCCAACGCTTCCGAGCGCGGGCGCCTGGGATGAGATGGGGGGGATTATAGGGGGGGAGAAAGGGGGTGCAGGGGGAAAGAGGGGGGGCAAAGGGGGGGAGAGAAGGGCCGTCGCTAAAGGCTCGACCACCCCGGGGGGTGAATCGATGACCACCCCCCCTACCACCTCCGGGGGTGGCGAATTTTTACCATTGTTTTCAACGTGTTGTGACCTCCTCGAATTCGGCAGTTTCGCACCCGTTTTCTGCGCCTTTTCTCCATCGCGCCGCCGTCTCTCGTCACGGGTCATGCTCCGCGAGTAGATCACCTTGTTGCGGCTCACCGCGTAGACACCGGCCGTTTCCAGTTCGCGCAGCAATAGCTGGACTGTACTCGGGTCGGTACCGGTCAGGGTCGCAAGTTGGATGTCCGTCACGGGATGTCCGTTGACAACCAGATGGCCGTATGGATCGGCCTCATGCATGATGACCATGCATTCGATCCAGAGGCCGCGCGCCGCCAGCGAGCAGACGCGCAGCCCCTGATCCGCCCGCCATTCGGACGGATAGAACTTCATCGGCTTACCGGGCGGCATTGGCCGCCTCCAGGTCGAAGAACTTGCAGAAATCGCCATTGAAGCCCAGACGCACCACGCCGATCTTGCCCTGGCGCTGCTTGGCGACGATCACGTCGCCGGTGCCCATCACCTCCTCGCAGCGCTCCGACCAGCGGGCATGGCGGTCGTTGAACTTCTCCTGGGTTTCGTCCGGGCGCTTCGCCGGCTCGGCCCGCTCCAGGTAGTACTGCTCGCGATAGAGCAGCAGCACCACGTCGGCATCCTGCTCGATGGAGCCCGACTGCCGGAGATCGCTCATCATCGGCCGCTTGTCTTCCCGTTTTTCCAGGTCGCGGTTGAGCTGGGCCATCAGCAGCACCGGGACGTGCAGTTCCTTGGCCATGTCCTTGAGCGCGCCGGTGATGGCGGTGATCTCCGCCGTCTCGTTGAGTCCGGCCCGGCCCATGCGGTGGAGATGGTCGACCACCACCAGCCGCAATCCATGCTTGCGCTTGATGCGCCGGGCTCGCGCCCGGATGGCCTGGGCGGTCAGGGCCGGGGTATCGTCGATGTCGAGGCGCAGATTGCCCATTTCCCCCGCCGCCACCGCCAGTTTCTCGAACTGCCAGTCGGTGGGGTCACCTTGCAGGATGGCGGACAGCGGCACCCCGGTTTCCGCCGCCAGCGAGCGGTCGGAGACGTCCTGCCCGGTCATTTCCAGGGCGAACATCGCCACCCGCCCCCTCGGCACATCGGGGCCGTCGGGCAGGCCGCCCACATGGCGGGCGATGTTCTCGGCCAGCACGCTCTTGCCCATGCTGGGCCGCCCGGCGCCCACATACAGCAGGCCGGGCTTCAACCCGCCGATCATGCGGTCCAGCGGCGCCAGCCCGGTGGGTAGGCCCAGGGCCTTGCGGTCGCCGCGCCGGATGGAATCGATACGCGATACCGCCGCCAGGGCGGACCCGCCGATGGGTTGCGGCCCCACGCCCAGGGCGGCATCGGCCGCCATCTCGGTCAAGGCCGCCTCCAGCTGCTCGACAATGGCCCGCGCCGGCAGATCGACGCGCGGATCATAGGCCTCGCCCACCGCACCCTGGCAGGCGACGATCAGGGCGCGGCGGTCGGCCATGTCGCGGACCAGACGGGCATAATCCACCACGTTGGCGGTACTGACCACGCAATCGGCCAGCAGGGCCAGATAGCGGACGCCGCCGATCTCGGCCAGGGCGACATCGCGCTCGAAATAGGATTGCAGCGTCACCGGACTGGGCTTCGCCCCCCGCTCCGCCAGCGCCAGCATGGCGGCGAAGATCCGTCCATGGGCGGGATCGGCGAAGTGCTCGGCCGTGACGATCTCAGCCACCTCGTCCAGGGCGGGACCCCGGAGCATCACGGCGCCCAGCAGCGCCTGCTCGGCCTCGTAATTGTGAGGGGGCGCGCGAAAGGCGGTATCGGCCGGAGACCAGTCGGGCGGGGGCTGGTGGGTCATGTCACAGCCACCCCAGCGCCGGCGGCCCCTGGTGGGAATGATCCCAGACAAACCAGGCGAAGGCGATCATGCCGCCGAATTCGCCATCCTCGACCAGGCGGCCCCGCTGCATGGGCAGCCGCTTGGAAAAGACCCACACCGCCGACAGCGGCGTCGCCTCGAACATCGCCTTCCTGGCCTTGCCCTCCAGCCACGCCAGACGGCACAGCATCGCCACCTTGCCGGTGGTCCGGGCCAGGGCATGGCGGGCGAAGGCCTCGGCATGCTTGAAGGGGGGATTGGTGATGACGTTGTCGGCGCGAGTCTGGAAATCGAGAAGGAAGTCCACCCCCCCCCTTCCATAGCCCCGGTCGATCAGGTCGGTGCTGATCACATGATGGCCAGACTCCACCAGCACCTTGGAAATGGCGCCGTCTCCACAGGCTGGCTCCCAGATTGTGCCGGTGAAGGATTCCACCCCCAGCAGCGCACGGGTGCCGATGGGAGGGGTCGGATAGAAATCATCCTTTTCCCGATCCTTGGACGGGATGATCCCCCGGACATAGGCCGCCGAGACCGCATCAGCCGGGAGCCGCGCGCTCATTCCTCCAGACTCCTCGGCTGACGCGGATTGACTTCCACCGCCCGCCCCGGGGGCAGGCGCAGGAACCCGGCCGACACCCCATGGGCGGAAACCGCCACCAGGCGCGCCAGCACCTCGATGACGACGGCATCCGACCCGTCTCCACCCTCGGCGGCGATCCGCCGCGCCATGGCGATGATGGCTTCCGAGCGGCCGTTCATTCCGCCGCCTCGCGCCGCAGGGCCATCTCGGGAACATTGGCGCCGACCAGGGCGGCGGCCATGGGCGGGCAGACGCTGTTGCCGGCCATGCGGACCTGGGCGCGCTTGGACAGCGGCTTACCGTTGTGCTCGAGGTCGATGATGTAGCTGTCGGGGAAGCCCTGGGCGCGGAACAGCTCGCGGGGCGTCAGCATGCGCAGGCCGAGATCGGACAGGACGAAGGGCTCGCCCTCCACCATGACGGTGACCAGACCGAAGCGCGGCAGGGCGGTGACGGTGTGCAGCGGCTCGCCGCACTCCTGCCCATGCTCGGCGGCACCGTAATACTTGGTCAGGAAGGCCGCCACCAATCCGGCATGCTGGCCGCTGGCGGTCACCGTCTTGATCGGGTCATCCAGATCGCCGTTCCCGCCATCGGCGGCCGAGGAATAGAAGTGGGTCAGGTGGGCCGCGACCACGGAATGATGATCAGCGGTGGTCACCGTGCCGATGGGCTGCTCCACGCCGTGGCCGACCACGCCGCCATAGTGCTTGGCCAGGAAGGCGGCGACAAGGGCATGCTTGCCGCCGCCGGCAACTACGGTTCCCAGCGGCCTTTCGATATCCAGAGCCCTGGGCGCCTGCCCCTCACGCTCACCATATCCGGTCTGCACCAGGGTGGCGGCGACAAGTCCGACCTTATCCACGCCCACCAAGGTCGGAGCCGGCGCATCGCATTCCGCGCCAACGCTCCTGCCCTGGAACCGGGTGAGATGCGCCGCGACAAGTACCCGGTCGGCCTTGGCCGTGACGGTGCCCATGGGCTTGTCGGCGGGGCGGGGCGGCGACTGGGCAGCGCGGCCGCCGCAGCCGGTCAGCACCGGCGAGACCAGCAGGTGCTCGGCCTTGGTGCAGATGGTGGACAACGGATCACTCACGTCCCGCACCTTGCCGGAATCACCGTGCCCGGTATGGCCGATGCGCACGATGAACGGCTTGGCCGCATTGACCACGTAGCGCATGGCGCCGGTGGCCACCCGCCGGCAGGTGGCATCAGCCAGCGGACGGGCGCGCTCGAAGATGGACGGACAATGCAAGGACCAGTCGATGATGTCGGCGGCGCTGCGCCAGCGCTGCGGGCGGCCCGGCCCGTGGGTCGGTTCCGGCCAGACGATGGGCTCGCCGTCGCAGCGCGCGATCAGGAACAGCCGCTTGCGGATGGTCGGCGCGCCATAGTCGCAGGCCCGCAGTTCGCGCCACTGGACGCGATAGCCCCGGCGCTTCAGGTCCCCCACCCACTTGGCGAAGGTCTCGCCGCGCCGATCAGGGCACGGCGTGCCATCCTCCAGCAACGGCCCCCAGGTCTGGAACTCCTCGACGTTCTCCAGGAAGATCACCCGGGGCCGGATGTGGCGAGGCAGCCGGGCATAGCCCACCACCACCCAGGCCAGATCGCGGATATTCTTCTCACGCGGCTTGCCGCCCTTGGCCTTGGAAAAATGTTTGCAGTCGGGTGAAAACCACGCCGCGCCGATGGGTCGTCCGGCGGCGACCTCGGACGGGTCGGCCTGCCAGATGTTCTGGCACCAGTGGCGGGTCTCCGGGTGGTTGGCCATGTGCATGGCCACCGCCTCGGGGTCGTGGTTGAGCGCTTCCTCGGGCGAGCGCCCCAGGGCCTCGCGGATTCCTTCGCACGAGCCACCGCCACCGGCGAAGCCGACCACGATGATCTCGCCGGATCGGGACGGGACGGCGGGGGCGGGAAACAGGATGGACATGTCAGTCGAGCCCCCCGAACGGGTTGGGCAGGCCGACGCCGATCTCGTCATTGACGCGATCGCCCCGCCGCAGCCACCAGACCAGGGCGCCAACCACGAACAGGGCGGCGGCCATGCCGAGAATCGCCAGCACCAGGGCGATCAGGCCAACCGCATCCATCAGCCATGACAATGTGTCCATGATGTCCCCCTTTTGTAAGCGTCAGCGCCGGGCCGGGCCGCCACCATGCGCCGCCCCCTGGGGCGGCACCGCCACCCCCGGATAGGCGATCAGCGGCAAAGACCGCTCGGCCAGCACCGAATTGGCGGCGCGCACCAGATCGGCGGCGCCGCAAGGGCGGCCGTCGAGGACATAGCCCCGCCGCCCCGGCTCGCCGCGCGGCAGCAGCACCATCAGGGCGCGGGAAATGGGGTTTCCCGCCACCACCGGCTCTCCCGCCTGGGGATGGCACCATCCCGGGGCGGCATGGTCGAGCACCGCGACCGGCACTTCGGCGGGCACGACCGGAGTGGCCGCCGACAGGACGTCCACGCCCGCCACCGTCTCGGCCAAAGTGCCGTCGGGGCGGATGACCCCCATGCGCCGCAGCGAGGCGAGCACCACGGAGACGCCATGACGCCGCCCGCCCAGATCGATCACCAGCCGGGACACCGCCTCGGTCTGGCTGGGGACCCGCCCCAGCTTCCGCTCCAGCAGGCGATAGCTCTCCACCGCCCGCCGCTGGGCCTCGGTCATCTTGACGCGGGCCAGGGGAACCAGGGCGTTCATGGCTGGGACTCCAGCCGGGCGATCAGCGCCTCGGCGGCCCCGATGGCCTCGCGCAGTTCCCGGATCACCTTCGGCCGCTCGGTGTGATCGATGCGGCCATCGGCCAGCGCCTCGGCCAGGGCCGCCACCCCCTCGGCCATCTCGGCCAGGGCGGCGGCCGGTGCCGTGTCCCCGTCCTGCCGCCGGAATCCGGTCAGCCCGGCCAGGGCCAGCACCTGCTGGGCATAGGTCACCGGCAGCACCCGGCAATAGGCCAGGAAGGCCGACAGGGTCGGCGTGGTCTGGCCCAGGGCATGGGCCTTGACGGTGCGCGGCTCGAAGCCGGTGGCCGCCACCACCATCTCGCGGGACAGCGGCATATGGTCGCCCACATGCTGGGCGAAGGCGGCGGCGGCGCGCAGCCGCGCCACGTCGCTGTCCGGGCCGGGATCAACGGTCATGGTTTCCCCCATTGGTAAGCATCATCATCTGTTGATGAAACGGATTGACGACATTCAGGCCCTGTTGGCCGAACCGCCGCCCCTCGGCCATCCCGAGCGGGAGGGATGGAACCACGCGGTGGACCGGGATCTGTTCCCGGCCCTGCGGAGACTGGCCGCGCACCCGCACCCGCATGTGAGGGCGCAGGTGTGGCGGGCGGCGCAACGGTGGACGGAGGGATGAGGCGCTCATGGAACACCTTCGGAAGAAGAGGCCCCGGCGGCGCCATGACGGCACCCATCCGGGGAGTTGACCGCCCCAGGCAGGGAGGAATCGGGGGCGGGGCGGGCGGCCAAGTGTGCAAAAAGGCTGAGGGTCACCCCCTCGAATCCTCGTCGCTCAGCAGCGGCAACCACGTCAAGCCAACGGCTGGCGGGGATGCTGTTGCGATTGCGCCAGGCACGGACATTGAGCCCGGTTTCCCCGATGTCGGCGGCGAGGGCGGTGGCGGTGCCCCACAGGGCGATGATGTCGGCAAAGGTTTTCATGGCGATACGATACGAAGCATATCGCGCGAGGTCAATATGATTTGTATTGCCGGAGCCGATACGATGTGTTGCATGGATACGCCAGGAAACAGACTCCGCCATCTGAGGATCAAGGCCGGGTATGGAAGTGCTGCCGACTTTGCGCGTGCGCATGGAATCGAGGCAGTGACCTATCGAAAGCACGAATCGGGCGATAACGGGGTCCGGCCGGATGTTGCTGGCCGTTACGCGAAGATATTTGGGGTATCTGCATCATGGATACTGTATGGGGATGGCTCTGCGCCAGCCTCGATAATGCAGGCTAAAGGACAGGAAGAGCTCCCTTCAGTCTACGTGCCCCCTCCCCATGATGACGGCTTCGTGGCGCGCGCCATTCCAATCCCAACCCAGGCGCAAATGCCCCGCACTCTGCCGGTCTACGGCTTAGCTCAGGGCGGTGATGATGGCGCGTTCGAGATGAATGGCTCCGTCCTCGATTACGTCGAAATGCCGCCGGCTCTGGCGGGGACAAAGAACCCGTATGGCGTCTATGTCTCAGGCGAATCCATGTCGCCTCGATATGAGCCCGGATGGCTGCTTCACGTCCACCCGCACAAGCCGGCCAGGCCGGGCGACAATGTTGTCGTCCAGATCAGGGCGAGAGACGAGCATTCCCCGCCGCTGGCCTATGTCAAGGTGTTGGTGTCAGACCATCATAAGAGCGGCGGAAAGCTGATCGTACGCCAGTTTAACCCGGACAAAAAATTGGTATGGGAAGGACAGGAAGTGGTGAGCGTCCACAAGATCGTTGGAGTGGCTCACGAATGATATTCTCTACCAGATCATCTTTGGCGCTCGAGTGGTCGAAGATTTTTGGTTCTGGACATAATTCTTAATCACGCTCTACCACGTCAAATGGCTCGGCACCGGCGCCGGAATCGCCGGGGCTCTGCTGGTCGCCCTGAACATCCCCTCCAGCGGCTGGGGATTCGTCCTCTTCCTGATTTCCTCATCGAGCGGGATGGCTGCCGCAGCAATTGTGGGCGACCGCCCACTAGGCGCCCTCAATGCTGCTTTTACCGCCATCAATCTTCTGGGGATCTGGCGGTGGCTGGGGTGATCAGTCTGACCTTATTCCCCACCCTCGGGTTGCAACACGTTCAGTTACAGCGAATGATCCAGACCCATCCGCCCCATTTGGCGTCATGGGCTGGAGATTCCGACACCCGAGAGAAGCCTAGCGGACAGGACTGCATGGCTTCCTGCCGCAGTTCCGCCTCTTGGAGCGATGGTGTCGCCACGGCTCCGTTCTCGTAGCGAATGACCAGTTCATCTCGTCCCAAATTGGACGTCGAAACTGATCCACATCCGATCAAGGTCAAGGAGAAGATAACCGCCCAACCAAGCGGGACGCACCCCCGGCTGAACGCGACCATTGCCACGATCACCGCCATCACAAGCCCCCCAATGGCCATTGCCCCGAAAAATCCATAGCACCACCAATCTAAGTTCTTCGCGATGGATGGTCACATTTCTCTCGACGATATGCGCGATACAAATAATATTGACCTCGAACGATATGTTTCGTATTGTGCCTCCCACGCACCCCACGGTGCTGCGGTCCTCCCCACCGCGCCCGCCGCCGATCCGACCCCGGTGGCGGGCACCTGGGAGGCAGGAAGGGAGAGCAGCATGAAGACCATCACCAAACGCTACCCCGTCGTCCACCTCGGCTACGTGGCCGGCCACGCCACCACCAAGGCCGGTGCGCTGCGCCTGATCCGAAAGATGAACAGTCGGGTCAGCAAGGTCAGCCTCAGCCGCGGCAAGAAGCCGCTTTGGCAAGCCATCGAGTGGAAGGCCTAAGCCATGACCGCCACCCAGCCCGTCACCGTGGCCGACCGCATCGCCACCGCCCGCGCCTTGTGGCAGAGCGGCGCCACCCTGTCGGCCGCCATCTGCGCCCGCTGGGCCGGCATCGCGCTGCGCGAATCCGCCATGCCCGCCGAACTGGCGGTCAACCCCTTCGAGGCCGAGGACGAGGCCGAGCTGGCCCATGCCTTCGCCACCGGCCTGGCCAAGGGCCGCCGCATTCCCAGCGCCGTCCAGACCTGGACACCCATTCCCGGCTGCACCCACGCGGCGCACGCCGCCGGCCCCAATTCCTGACCACCGAGGACACCATGAGCAACATCGAGAGCCCCGAGCGCCGTCTTCCCGCCATCGGCGCGCCGTTTGGCGGCGGTTACTTCGTCGATACCGTCACCAACAACGGCCAGACCTACGCCCTGGTGGTGGCGCCGAAGTCGGAAGACGCGGGCGGCAAGACCTGGAAGCAGGCCCAGAAGCTGGCCGCGGCCTGCCGCGCCGGCGGCCACGAGGACTGGCAGCTTCCCAGCCGCCGCGATGCCCTGGCCATGGCGGAAAAGCTGCTGCCGACCGGCAGCCAGACGCCGGAAGCCTTCCGCGAGGGTGGAGAGCAGGCCCTTGAGCGATCGTGGTACTGGACCGCCGCCGAGGTTGACGGCGAACCCGGCTACGCCTGGCTGCAGTACTTCGGCTACGGCTGCCAGTCCAGCAGCAAGGGCCTCAGGGACCGGGTCCGAGCCGTCCGCAAACATCCCCTTTAACTCTCACCCCTTTCCCAGCCGCTTCGGCGGCTGGGGCTGATGTCAGAGGAAACGAGGACGAGACGGCAATGACTACGGACAAGCCCGGAGCCGGGCACAACAGCGGCGACGACGAGCAACAGACCACCCGGATCGGCGGCATCGCCGCCGAGGCGCTGCGGTCCTTCATCGAGCGCATCGAACGGCTGCATGAGGAAAAGAAGGCCTTGGAGGGCGACCTGAAGGACGTCTACGCCCAGTGCAAGTCCCAGGGATTCGACACCAAGATCATCAAGCGCCTGATCGCCTTGCGGCGCATCGACCCGCAAGCCCGCGAAGAGGGAGCCCAACTCCTCGCGCTCTATGCCGCCGCCATCGGCGAGCAATTGCCCCTCAACCTCTGACCGGATGCCGCGTCGGCCGGGCCAACGCACCTTGCCGTAGGAGTGACTACCCACGGTGCAAACCGCCCCCCCTCAAAGCCCATCACGGGCAACCCGGCCGACGCCGCTGCTTTTCGAAGGATCACCCATGACCACCCAGATCACCCCTGCCAACACCGGAGCCCTGTTTCTGCAACAGGCGTCGGGCGGCATGTTCCGCCTGGACTCGCCGCTGATGGAATCGGTCCACTGGCCAGACATCGCCGAATGTCTGGCCAAGGAACCGCGCTTCGCCGGGGCAACCCGCAATCTGGTGTTCAGCGTGGCACAGCATTGCGATCTTGTCGGCCGCATCGCCGAGGGCCTGGCCCGAAAGCGCCTGACCTGCGACGAGCAGATTCGCCGCGCCGCCCTGGCCGGGCACATCCACGACGCCCACGAATTCGCCACCCGCGATATTCCGACGCCGACCAAGGACATGCTGGCCCGCCTGGCCGGCACCGACGTGGTCCGCCAGCTGCAAGCCCATATCGATGCCGCCCTTTATCCCGCCGCCGGCCTGCCCTGGCCCCTGCCGGCGACCCTGGCCGCCATCGTCGCCGAGGCCGACGCCATCGCCTGCGCCACCGAAAAACGCGACCTGATGGCCGAGCCCATCCTTCCCTGGGGTGGGCACCTTCCTGCAGCACTGCCCGAGCGCCTGACCCCCTGGCCGCCCCGCTTCGTCGAAATCATCGACCGCTGGTGGAGGCGCTTTCAGGTCCTGACCGGCGACCGCCCCACCACCACCATCGGAGCGCACTGACATGGCCGGTAGCGTCAACAAGGTCATTCTCGTCGGAAATCTGGGCCGCGATCCTGAGATTCGCACCGCCCAGAACGGCGACAAGGTCGTCAATCTGAACATCGCCACCTCCGAAACCTGGAAGGACCGGAGCACCGGCGAGCGCAAGGAAAAGACCGAGTGGCACCGGGTGGTGATCTTCAATCCCAATCTGGCCGATGTGGCCGAGCGATTCTTGCGCAAGGGCTCCAGCGTCTATGTTGAAGGCGCACTCCAGACTCGCAAGTGGACCGACCAGGCGGGCCAGGAAAAGTATACCACCGAGGTGGTGATCGGTCGCTTCAAGGGCGTCCTGACCCTGCTGGGCAAGGCCGAGGGCGGCCAACAGAGCGGGGGGAATGGCAGCAGCAACGGCGGACAATCCTGGGAGCCGCCCGCCGGCCTCGACGACGAAATCCCGTTCTAAAAATGACCACCGGCCCCACCACCGTCACCATCCAGATCGAAAGCTGCCAGGGCTGCGATGCCCTGGTCACCGATCCGGTCTATCTCGCCACCTATGCCCGCTGCCGGGAAGCCGGAAGGCGGATCATCACCGCCTGGTGGGATCGCCGCACTCCGACACCTCCCTGGTGTCCCGCGAAATCGAACTCAGAGGAGAGCAACCATGCCTGATACCGCGCCCAACCCCGGGCTCACCATCCCCGTTCCCGCCATCGGCACCCCCATAGCCGGCGGTTTCTTCGGCGGCGTGTCCCGCGACGGCACGTGGATCATCGTGTCGCCCAAGGCCGAGGGCGAAACCGTCCTGGCCTGGAAGACCACCATGACCGCCAGCCCCGGCGCGCTGTCGTTCGTCGATGGCCTCGCCAACACCCGCGACATCGCCGACGCCGACCACCCGGCCGCCGCCTTCTGCGCCGCCCTGCGCATCGGCGGGTACGACGACTGGCACCTGGGCAGCCTCGACGACATGCAGACCCTGATGCGCAACCTGATGCCGCTGTCCGGCGGCAATCCCGCACAGACGGCGGTCGAGGCGTTCCAGGAGGGCGGCGCCGAGGCCTTCGAGGCGGCGTGGCACTGGACCAGCACCCAGGACAGCCCCGGCTACGCCTGGCTGCAGGACTTCGGCTACGGCCTCCAGTACTACACCAAGTACGACAGACACCGGGTCCGAGCCGTCCGCAAATGTCTTCTTTAGCCCTTTAACCCTTTATCCGGCCGCTTCGGCGGCCGGGTGATGCCTGGAGGAGGTTTTGCATGGCGCTGGCCACCGAACTGCCCATCTACCGCGAGACATACGCCCTGGTCCAGCTTCTGGCGAAGCTGACGGGACAGTATCCCCGCAACTACCGGCAGGTTCTGGCCCGCGAGATCCTGACCGAGGGCCAGCAGATGGCGGTGGAGATCTTCCGCGCCAACTGCGTCACCGGCCCCGCCAAGGCGCCGCACATCGAGAGGATGCGCGAACACCTGGAGGTGCTGCGCTTGCAGCTGCGCCTGTCCAAGGACCTTCACCTGATCTCCCCCAAGCAATTCGGGGACACGGTGGAACTGACGACCGCCGTCGGCAAGCAGGCGACGGCATGGCTGAAATACGCGAGGAGCGCCTGATGCCCGAAGGTCAAGGCCTTCGCGCCCGTGCGCATCATTTGGTCGGGGTAGCGGCCCCTCCCGATGCATACGGGGTCGCTCCAGGCGCCGATGGGATACGGCGGGTGCTCCCCCGCGCGTCCCGGCGCAGCTCGGCCGGCGTCGATGACCCGGCGGCGAAGGCCGCCAGCCCGATGGATTGGACGCCTGCGCGTCCGGGTCAATCGCCGGCCCGGCCTGTACACCCCCGACAGGACTTGGTCCGGCTACGCCTGGCTGCAGAACTTCAACAACGGCAACCAGAACAACAACAAGAACAACAGAAACCGGGTCCGAGCCGTCCGCACATGATCACGCAACAGCCGTCAGACATCACCGTGTCCCAGCTTTTCGAGGCCTATTACGACTGCCGGCGCCACAAGCGCAACACGGCCTCCGCCCTGGAATTCGAGATGGCGCTGGAAAACAACCTGATGGACCTGCTGGCCGAGCTGCAGGCCGGCACCTGGATGCCGGGACCGGCGACCGTCTTCGCCATCACCCGGCCCCGCCCGCGCGAGGTGTGGGCCGCCCAGTTCCGCGACCGCATCGTCCACCACCTGGTCTACCGCGCCGTCAACCCGCTGTTCGAGCCGGCGTTCATCGCCGATTCCTGCGCCTGCATCAAGGGGCGCGGCACGCTGTACGGCGCCGAGCGCCTGCACCGCCACCTACGCTCGGCCACCGAGAACTGGAGCAAGCCGGCCTTCTATCTGAAAGCCGACATCGCCAATTTCTTCGGATCGATCCGGCACGCCGATCTGTTCGCCATGCTGGCCCGGAGGATCACCGACCCCACCATGCTCGATCTGTGCCGCAAGCTGGTGTTCCAGGACGTGCGCCAGGGCGCCATCGTCAAGGACGGCGCCGGAACCCTGGCCCTGGTGCCGCCGCACAAAAGCCTGTTTCAGGTCCCGCCCGGCATCGGCCTGCCCATCGGCAACCTCAGCAGCCAATTCTTCGCCAACGTCTACCTGGACGGCTTGGATCAGACGATCAAGCGCCGCCTCGGCATGCGCCACTACGTCCGCTATGTCGACGACATGGTGATGATCCACCCCGAGCCCAAGGCGCTGCTGGCCGCCGCCGATGCCATCCGGGACCACCTGGCCGGAATCGGCCTGAAGCTGGCCGAGCACAAGACCTTCGTGGCGCCGGTCGCCAAGGGCGTCGATTTCGTCGGCCACGTCATCCGCCCGCACCGCCGCCAGGGCCGCCCCAGAACCCACCGCGCAGCCCTGCGCCGGCTGATGGAGATCCCGGCCGAGGACTTCATGCCGTCCTGCAACAGCTATCTCGGCCTGTTCCGCCACGGCGGCAGCCGCAACCAGATCATCGCACTCGCCCGGATCGCTCTGCGGCGCCGCCACTGGGTAGCCGCCGACCTGACCAAGGTGGGCGGCCGGCGCATCCACACACCGAGGACATCATCATGACCGCGCCCGAACAGCACGCCGGCACCGCCCTGCCGGCCGAGCCGTCGCCGCAGTGCCGCGACTGCATCAACTCCACCGCCCGGGACCACGTCTGCCTGGATGGGCATCTGCAGACCGAACGGTGCCCGTACCACGAACCACTGCCCTACTGAGGACGATCATGAAGGCAATCACCCTCCACCAGCCCTACGCTTCGCTGATCGCCATCGGTGCGAAGCCATTCGAGACTCGCAGCTTCCCGCCACCGGCCAAGCTGATCGGCCAACGGATCGCCATCCATGCGGCGAAGGCCGACCACTCCAATCGCCTCTTGCTCACCCTGGGGCATGAGGCGATCAGCGCCATCATCGACGCCCTTGAGGTTGGAGGCCAGGGCCATAGGGTCTCGTGGTCGCAGCTTCCGCACGGCGCAGTCGTCTGCACGGCGGTGATGGCGGGGGCCTACCACGTTTTCCCGTGTCTGGATGGCGGGATCAAGCTCCTCGCCCCGGTGGGCATGGGAAAGCCCCTACCTGCCGAGATGGCCCACCACACCGACCACTTCGGCGATTACAGCCCCGGTCGCTGGTGCTGGCAGCTGACCGACGTGCAGGTGCTGCCCGAGCCGGTTCCCGCCAAGGGGAAGCAGGGCTGGTGGGAATGGGAGGGCCTCGCCAATGGCTGACCGCACCAAAATCGAATGGACCGATGCCACCTGGAACGCCCTACGCGGCTGCTCCAAGGTCTCGGCCGGCTGTACCAACTGCTATGCCGAGGGTATGGCCGGGCGCTTCTCCGACCCTGGGCAATGGGGCTACGGCATCGCCACCCGCGAGCCGGAAAGCCTGGAACGCTATATCCTGCGGGGGCGCTGGACCGGAAAAGTGGTGCTGGACGAAAAGGCCCTGTTCAAGCCGCTGCACTGGAAGAAGCCACGCCGCATCTTCGTCACCAGTATCGGCGATCCATTCCACCCGGCGGTGACGGACGACATGTTGGACCGCCTGTTCGCGGTCATGGCGCTGGCACCCCAGCATACCTTCCAGCTGCTGACCAAACGGCCTGAGCGGATGCGGGCATATCTTGACGGCGCAGCAACTCCGATCCGAATTGCGTCGGCCTCGGTCAGCATGGCCGTTGGCGATCTGCGCTGGTCGAACCCTTGCGGAACGGATGGCTGGTGGCCGCTTCCCAACGTCTGGCTGGGCGTCTCGGTCGAAAACCAGCCGGCGGCAAACGAGCGCATTCCGCATCTGCTGGCGACCCCGGCCACCATGCGGTTCCTGTCGTGCGAGCCGTTACTGGGGCCTCTGGACTTGGAGCGGTGGCTGCGCATCGACTGGCAGTGTCAGGGGTGCAAGGGGTTCTTTCGGGGAAGACACCGCAAAATCTGCCCAGACTGTGGGCGCGAAGAATTCTGGTCAGGAAGCCACGCTTTCAACGGGCGCAGCATGAAACCCAATCCCGTGGTTCCGCCCCAAGGTGGACGCGGCATAGACTGGGTGATCGTCGGCGGAGAGAGCGGCCCCAAGGCCCGGCCCATGCACCCGGACTGGGCGATAGCCCTGCGCGACCAGTGCTCCGCCGCTGGCGTGCCATTCTTTTTCAAGCAATGGGGCGAATGGGGACCTTATGACGAGGACCACTGCCCTGCCACGGCCGATATCGATCCATATGACGCCGACGAGCGCGGTATCTGGATGACCCCGGATGGGGGGCGCGCCAATTTCGGAACACGCTTCAATCGCAACGCCCAGATGATCCGCATCGGCAAGAAGGCCGCCGGGCGACGGATCGACGGCCGGGAACACCTCGACGTCCCCATGGACCGCTGACCCATGGCTTCCGCCCCCGACCTCTTCGCCGGTAGCCAGCGCCTGCAGATGACCGAGAGCATCGAACTGACGGTGCAGTCGATGCAGGCCTATGCCCACGATCATGACCACTGGGGCATGGCGTGGTCGGGCGGCAAGGATTCCAGCGCCACCGTGACGCTGATCTGCTGGCTGATCGACACCGGCCGCATTCCGGCGCCGAGGTCGTTCACCGTGTTCTACGCCGACACCCGGATGGAACTGACACCGTTGGCCATCGCCGCCCTGCAGATCATGGACGAGATGCGGGACAGGGGCATCGAGGTCCACGTGGTCCGCGCCCCGCTCGACAAACGGTACTTCGTTTACATCCTCGGCCGCGGCGTGCCGCCGCCCAACAACAACACGCTGCGCTGGTGTACCCGCCAGATCAAGATCGACCCCATGGGAGAAGCGGTGGCGCGGAAGCTCGACGAGATCGAGCGGAACCACAACGGCGGCCCCGGCTTGGACGGCGCCGATGGCCCGAAGCCGTTCCTGATGATCACCGGCGTCCGCCAGGGCGAATCCGCCATGCGCGACCGCCGCATCGAGATGAGCTGCAGCAAGGACGGCGCCGAGTGCGGCCAAGGCTGGTACCAGAAGACGCTGCCCGAGGCCAAGGGCGTGCGGGGACGCATCGCCACCCTGGCGCCGCTGCTCCACTGGCGGGTCTGCCATGTGTGGGAGTGGCTGAAGCATTGGGCGCCCCAGCCACAGTTCGGCGACTGGTCCACCGCCATGATCGCCGACGCCTATGGCGGTGACGAGGCGGAGGAGATCAACGCCCGCACCGGCTGCATCGGTTGCCCCCTGGCCGCCAAGGACATGGCGCTGGATACCATCCTGCGCAATCCGGCATGGGCCTATCTGTCGCCGCTGAAGGGCCTGAAGCCGCTCTACCGCGAACTGCGTCTGGCCAGGAACCGTCTGCGCCAGCCGGGCGGTGAACGGCGCCAGGACGGCACCCTGGCCAAGAACCAGCAGCGCATGGGGCCGCTGACGTTCGAGGCCCGGCTGATGGGCCTCGAACGCGTGCTGTCCATCCAGGCCGAGGTAAACACCGCCGCCGTCCGGCTCGGCCGCCCGCGCCTCGACCTGCTCGACGCCGAAGAGGAGGCCCGCATCCGCGATCTGATCGCCGGCAAGACCTGGCCGGATGGCTGGGCCGGAGATGAACCTACCGCCGATACCCCGCTGCCGGCCTATTTCTCCGACGGCACCATCCAGCAGCTTCTGGTGTAGCGATGGGTCGCCACAACCTCCCGCCCGGCATGCGCCGCCTCACCATGAGCCCCTGGGATGGCCCACTGCCGCTCCCCGGCGAGTACCTGGCGACCTCCAACGGCCGCACCGCCTACCTCGTTCACGCGGCCCACCAGCGGCCCAAGGCCAGCGGCTTCCACGTCAACGTCGAGCCCATGGCGCGCACCAGCGTTCCGGCTGACGCGACGGTGCATTGGTTTCGCTGGCATCCGAGAGGGGAACGGCGATGACCAACATCACCCTCTGCTTCACCGCCGGCTGCCCGCTGGAACTCGAATGCCGCCGCAGCCGCCACGTCACCCAGCCGGGGTATCGGCAGTCCTGGGAAGCGCTCGGCCCGGCCTCGGGTGGCTGGTGCCCCGACATGCTGCCGGTGCTCCGGGCGCACCCTAGCGACCAGGCGAAGGCCGCAGAGGCGGCGGCGAAGGCTTACGGGGGAGAGAGATGACGGCCACTCTGACCATCACCGAGGCGGCCGAATATCTCGGCCTGACGGCGACGCAATTCCGCCGCGCCGTTGCTCGGCGTGAAATGCCGGAGCCGTTGATCAAGTCAAGGCCGCAGCGGTGGTCAAAGGTCCAGATCGATTGGGCACTTGAAGGCCGTCTCGAGAAAAGCGCACCATGCCGGGAAATCGACCCGATCATGGAGCACCTCGAACAATGCGGTTCGAGATGA